CCCGCACGGTGGAGGACACCGACAAGGGTGTGTACGACTCGATCATTGCCGAATACGGCGAGGATTCCCGCGAGGCCCGCGTCGAGGTGTACGGGCAGTTCCCGTCTGACGGCGACGATCAGTTCATCACGCCAAGGCTGGTGGACGAGGCGATGGCGCGGGAGAAGTGGAAAGACGCTGACGCGCCGATCGTGCTGGGGGTGGACCCGGCTCGCACTGGGGGCGACTCCACCGTGATTGCGGTGCGACAGGGCAGGGATTTGCTGGCGCTGCACCGGTATCGGGGCGATGACACGATGACGGTGGTGGGGCACGTGATCGAGGCGATTGAGCGGTATCGGCCGGCGCTGACGTGCATCGACGAGGGTGGCCTCGGATATGGGATACTGGACAGGCTGAACGAGCAGCGGTATAAGGTGCGCGGGGTGAATTTCGGGTGGAAGTCCAGCAGGCCGGTGATGTGGGGCAATAAGCGAGCCGAGATGTGGGGCGCGCTGCGCGACTGGCTGCGCACGGCCTCGGTGACGCCGGACAAGGCGCTGAAGGCAGACCTGACGGGTGTGCGGGCGAAGCCGGATTCGACGGGGAAGATTTTCCTGGAGTCGAAGAAGGAAATGAAGGCCCGTGGCCTGGCGAGCCCGGACGCAGCCGACGCGATCGCGGTGACGTTTGCGTTCCCGATCCGATCGGATGCCGATTTCTCCGCGACCCCGAAGTTGTCGGCGTATGCACTGCCGACGGTAAATTACTGGAACGCTGGGCGCGTGGGGGCGTGAGATGGCACGAGTATCGAATTCACAGCGACTGCGTGACACCCACGCCGAAGCACTGCGGCGGTTTGACGAAATCCAGTCGGCGCTGAGAAACGAGCGCCTGCAGTGTCTGCAGGACCGCAGGTTTTACTCAATTGCTGGGGCGCAGTGGGAAGGTCCGCTGGAACAGCAGTACGAGAACAAGCCGAAGTTCGAGGTGAATAAGGTGGCGTTGGCGGTGCAGCGCGTGGTCAACGAATACCGGAATAACCGCATCACCGTGGATTTCGTCAGCCGCGACGGCTCGCCAACGGAGATGGCCGACGTTTGCAACAAGCTGTTCCGCGCTGACGAGCAGGACAGCACCGCGAACGAGGCGTATGACAACGCATTCGAAGAAGCGGTGGGCGGCGGGTTCGGCGCCTGGCGGCTGAAGGCGGTGTACGAGGACGACGAAGACCCGGACAACGACAAGCAGCGCATCCGTATCGAGCCGATTTACGATGCCGACACGAGCGTGTATTTCGATCTGCAGGCCAAGCGGCAGGACAAGGCCGACGCCACGCATGCGTTTGTGCTGTACAGCGTCACGCGCGATGCGTACATCGAGAAATACGGCGACGATCCGACGACGTGGCCGAAAGAGGTGTACCAGACGTTTTTCGACTGGGATACGCCCGACGTCGTGTATGTCGCGGAGTATTACTGCATCGAAGAGGTCAACGAAAAGCAGTTGATCTATCGGTCGCTGGACGGTACTGAGGAAAAGTATCTCGAAAGCGATTTTGAGAAAGACGAAACCCTCGAGGAAACGCTGGCAGCGATCGGCAGCGAAATGGTTCGCGAGCGCACGATTCGCAGGAAGCGCGTGCGCAAATATCTGATGTCTGGCGGCAAGATCCTGAAGGACGACGGGTATATTGCCGGCAAGTGCATTCCGATCGTGCCGGTGTATGGCAAGCGCTGGTTCGTGGATAACGTCGAGCGGTGCATGGGTATCGTGCGGCTGGCCAAGGATGCGCAGCGGCTGAAGAACATGCAGCTGTCGAAGCTGGGCGAAATCTCGGCGCTGTCCAGCATCGAAAAGCCGATCATGACGCCCGAGCAGGTTGCCGGCCACCAGGTCATGTGGGCCAAGGACAACTTGGAGAACTACCCGTACCTGCTGGTGAACCCGATCACGGGGCCTGACGGCTCGATGCAGGTGTCTGGGCCGGTGGCGTACACGAAGTCTGCGGCCGTACCGCCTGCAATGGCTGCGCTGCTGCAGGTGACCGAGCAGGACATTGACGACATCCTGGGCAACCAGCGCGAGGGCGACAAGATCGTCAGCAACATCAGCGGCGATGCCGTCGAGATGGTGCAGCAGCGGCTGGAGATGCAGGCGTTCCTGTACATGTCGAACTACGCCAAGGCGGTGCAGCGCTGTGGCGAGATCTGGCTGTCGATGGCCCGCGACGTGTACGTCGAGCCCAAGCGGAAGATGAAGGGCGTGGACGAAGTGGGCCGCGCGTCGACGATCGAGTTGATGCAGCCCGCGATGGACGAGAACGGGGCGCTGACGCACCGCAACGACGTGACTCAGGCCACGCTGGATGTGGTGACGTCGGTGGGGCCGTCGTTCGCCACGCAGAGGGCGGCCACGCGGCGCACACTGCTGTCGATGATGCAGTTTGCGCAGGATCCGCAGATCCAGAAGATGCTGCTGGCGGCGCTGATGCAGAACATCGAAGGCGACGGCGTGAAAGACGTGGCGAAGTTCATGCGCAAGGAAATGGTCGCCGCCGGCGTGATGGAGCCGACGCAGGAAGAAGCGCAGGCACTGGCCCAGGCCGCGCAGAACCAGCAGCCGGATCCGAACGTGCTGTACATCCAGGCTGTGTCCGAGAAGGAGCGTGCGCAGGCGCAGAAGGCCCAGGCCGACAGCGTGAATGCGCTGGCCGACGCGCAGTTGAAGCGCGCGAAGGTGCAGGAAACGCTGGCAAAGATGAGTCTGGACGATCGCCGGATCGTGCTGGACACCATGATGGCGATGAACGAAATGGGAGCGCAACGTGGCAACGCAGTTCAGTGACATGGCCCTGGGCGGTGAGTCTGGCTTTGCTGCCGGCTACACCCCGATCCGATTCGCCCCGCTGGTTTCGCTGACGGGGCCGATTCAGGGGCCGGCGACGCCTACCGCGCCAGAGGCGCCGGCTGCGCCGATGATTCGCCCGCCTGTGTATCAGGGCGACGCTGGCGATTACGGCGGCATGCCCGCGACGTATTACGGCGGACCCCCGATTGGCGAGCGTTCTCGTGGAGCGCTTCAGGCAGACATGGCCAACGCTGCTGGGTTTTTGATGTCTCCGTTTAGCGCGATGGCAAACTATGTGCTGACGGGGCAAACGCCTGCAATGCAGTTTGGCATTGGAAACCAGCGAGAGGCGCTTGGTTTAGGGCCATCTGACGCTATGCCGCAAGGACTGATGCCGCAGGGCGGCATGTCCGGGATGTTTAGCGGTCTGCGCGATTTTCTGAGCAGCCTGATGAGCCAAGGCGGTCAGCCCGCAGGCGCTCCCGCACAGCAAGGCTTTTCGCCAGAGATGGGATTTTCTGTGGCCAATGACGCCTATCAAATGGCGCTGTCAAGCGGCGCAGATGAGCAAGCGGCAATGAATGCCGCAAACAGTGCCGCATCGCTGGTGGCGCAGGGTATGGACCCGATTACCGCAGCCACGATTTCCGCGCAGTATGCGGTGGGTGCGGCTGGCCCGCAAATGCCAGAGATGCCTGCGGCTGCATCTGCTGCGGCTGCGCCTGCGCAAACTTTTGCAATCGGCGACACCGGCGGCAGTTCGATCGGGGATAGTGGAAACTTTGGTGGCATTTCTGGCGTTACTGAGGGCTTCGGTTCTCCCGGATCTGTGGCTGACGTAAGCGGCGGACAAGCGCCGTACTAAAGGCAACCGGCCAGCCTCCAATGGCCGAGATGGAGCATCAATGAGCACAGCAGAAGCAGTCGAAGACGACATCCAGCAAGCACCTGAACTGGAGGTCGAGCAACCCGAAGCGCCGCCGGAGCCCGAAGCGGCAGCACCGGAGCCGGAAGAGGTCGTCATCACGATCGGTGACGAGCAGCCGGCGCAGGAAGAGGAGCAGGCCCCCGAGTGGGTGCGTGACCTGCGGAAGAAAAACCGCGAGGACCAGAAGCGCATCCGCGAACTGGAGGCCAAGCTCCAGCAGGTGCAGTCGCCGCAGGCGGCAGTGCCAAAGCTCGGCGCGAAGCCGAAACTGGAGGACTTCGACTACGACTCCAGCAAGTACGAGGCGGCGCTGGACAACTGGTTCACGCAGAAACGCCAGGTCGACGAGTTCCAGTCGCGCGTCAAGCAGGCCGAGCAGCAGCAGATGCGCCAGTGGCAAGAGAAACTGGAGGGCTATGCGCAGGCCAAGCAATCGCTGAAGGTCCGCGACTACGAGGACGCAGAGGCCACGGTGCAGGAGGCGCTGAACACCGTCCAACAGGGCGTGCTGCTGCAAGGCGCGGACAACCCCGCGATGATCGTGTACGCGCTGGGCAAGAACCCGAGCAAGGCCAAGGAACTCGCGGCCATCTCGGATCCCGTGAAATTTGCATTCGCTGTGGCGAAACTGGAGGCGCAATTGAAAGTCCAACCCCGCAAAACCCCGCCGCCGCCTGAGTCCAGCGTGCGCGGC